TTCGGGTATGAACCATCTTTTCGCTTGTTCGCAATATCGACCCAATTTTCCTTTACCCATGCTCGTAAACCTTTTTCGGCCATTAGACCATCCTTGTTTTTTTCTTCTTACTTTTTAGAATGGCGCCACAACCTTTAGCAACTTTACCACCGTTACTGTAAAAACCTCTATCGTCCATCATCCCACCACCCATGGCTTTTTTTCTATTCTTCTTACCACCTGGTGTTACTTTACCTGAACATACTGCTGAGGCATACATGTTAGCATATGCACTGGGATATACCTTAAACTTACGCTTTGCTGCAGCTTTACCTCTTGGACATAGTTTTGCCATGTTAAACCTTCTTCGCTAATTTTTTATCTATTTTCATTTGCACTGCTTCAGGTAACTTTGAAAAATTTTTTGCTTGTGTACCTGTTGCATACATTTTTCTTTTCGCCATTTTTTTCTTTGGCTTTACTTTGTTTCCTTTTTTATAAAACTGTCTCATTATTTTTTTCCTCCCTTAAATATTTGTGTACCCTTTATACCATAAATGCTCGCCACGACAAGAATCCATAAATTTGTGAACCAGCTCGGCAGCTGCTGGAACTGTTCAAAGAATAATTTTATCTTTTCTGCTGCACCCGGATCCTCACTGAAGACCCCCCAAGCGATCACCAAAATTGGCGCCGTTAATACAAGCAAAACGAACTCGTCTTTCCAGTCCGATTGTCTAGCTTCTAATAATTTGCCTTGGTATTCGCTCTCACCTTTAGCCATCTTAGAGGCATGCATGTGTTGAGCGTCTGCCATTGCCATCTTTGTCTCTTGTTTTTTCTTATAGATGTGCGTTGCAGCATTTAACCCTAATTTAAGAGCACTAAACCACATAATTTTTTATATCCACTTAGCTTTTTTAGATTTTTCAGCTAACATTCGCTTAGTTCCTCTAACAGTAACCTCTTCACCAGTAGCGATAAGGTTATAAGCTTTGTCCGCAGTAGTTTTAGATCTTGGATCTATCTCAGTTTTCTCTTTTGGAGTCTGGATGTCCATGATTTTATCTAATTTTTCCATTTTTTCTCCTTATGTTTAGTTAAATTAGTTTTCTTTTCTTATAATGTCAACTTTTGGCATCATTTGATCTGCATTTGGTAAAGTTTTACTCAAAATTGTTTTTTCAATTGATGTATCAGCTCTTAATTTAGCTAATTCTTCGTTCTGATCTAGTTTTTCATCAGTATTTTGTTGGTTCATCATCGCTCTCATCTTATCTAAATCAAATCTTCTGTCTGATTCATCTTTTTTACGAGCATTTTCTTGTGATCTGATGTCTAATTCTCTGGCTCTTAGTTTAGCAAGAGGGTCATTTCCAAAATCACCAAGTAATTTTTTCTCTTCCTTCATAAATTCTTCCATCATTTCAGCAATCAAGATAGCTTTTCGTGCCTCTATTGTCATGTTTAAATCCATAACTTGTTGTTGAGCTCGTGGATCTTGCATCATTTGTTGATTTTGTTGCATTTGTTGTAATTGCATAATTTCATTTTGAAATTCTATTTCAACTTGCTCTAATGCCATCAATGATATGTGTTCAAAAATATTTTTCTGCAGTGATGCCATTACTGCAGGGTTGTTTCTTGCCATATTCGTTGCCATAAAATTTAAATGGGCTGTGATATGAGCTTGATGATCTTGTCCTTTGAATGCTTGGAACGGTTGACCACCTAAAGCTTGTATGTGTTCTACAGCAGGATCCATTGGCATTGGTCTTTGTGGCATTTTCAAAATGCTGTCAATGTTTTTTACACCTAAAGCTTCGTACATATTTCTGTACGCTTGATACATGTTATGAAGTTGTGGGTTTGATGTTGCCAGCTGCAGCTCCGTTTGGGCAATAGATATTCTTTGAGATTGAGAAAAGATATTTGGATCTGCAACTGGAATGATGTCAACTTTGTCATCGAAGTCTTGTTGTTTGATCATTCTCTGACCACCCACGACATCGTAAGGGTATTCTTGAGGTAGGTATAATTTAAACACTCTTGCCATCAACTTAAATTCATTTTTAAGTGCAGCATAAATTCTTTTGTGGATCGCTGACATTGTTCTCGATCCACGTTCCAACAGCGCTACTGTCGTGCCCACTGCCGCTTGTTGATTACCCTCTCCTATCTGTAAATCAGCGATAGATGCGAAACGCTGACCAGCTGAAACCACGACACCCATAAGTTGTAACAGAGTTGCAGACGGCTCCTTGAATGGTAATGTCATAAATGAATCACGGATATTTCCACCCGGTGCGTCTACGTCTCTAAATTCTCCTGGCTGTATAGATTGAGCATCATCTCTAATTCTAATACCACGCATTTTAAATCCTGCAGGTAAGTTTGATAATGTTCCTGCATCAAGCAATGATCTCAAAGCTGATGTCGCTGTTCTTGATAATCCACCAATCATGTGGATCAAACCAAATCCGTAAAAACCTAAACCAGGTAAAAATTTAAAATGTACAAAGTATGGAATCTTTTGTTTCTTAGGATCTGCTACTTCGTAGTTTCTTCTAATTGATAATATTTCTCTTGAACCTTCTTCAACGGTTACAATGTATGGAAGTTTGATTCCTGTCTCAGCACCATCAGGTCCACGGTCCTCGAACCCTTCTAAATCTAGATTGACATGAAATTCTAGTAACGTGTAAACATCTTCGTTGAAAGTTCTTTTAGTGCCTTCCAACATTCTTTCTTTTTTATCAACTTCTGTTTCTTGTGAATATGGTTTTGGTAATTCTATGTCTCTGTAGAAACCACCTACTTGTTGTTTCCTTAGTTCATTCTCCGAGATCTTCAGACGATGGATCACGGCCTCCGCATCTTCTAATGATGTTGCATTGTATGGCACAATCAAATCATCTGCCGGTACAAATTTAGAAACGGTTCTGCCTAAAAGATCATCATAATAAACTTTCTTAAAGGCAGATCCGGAAAGAGGGAGATAAAAAAGCATTTGATCAAACTCTGGTTCGTACTCTTTCATCACATCCATGAGTTGATAGTTCATGAATTCTTTAACTCTGTTTGCTTGGTCATTTTTTTGTGGAGTCGGTGCTCCAACAGTTTGAGTTCTTACAGGGCCATTTGCAGGTAACAATTCTTTAAATGCCAATGCTTGAAATTGTGTAACCGCTTCAGCAAGCACAGGGTGTGTGGCACCACTTGCACCTTGGAACGGTTCTGTTTTTTGTTCATACTTAAATCCTAAAAGATCTAAACCTTTTGCATAAGTATCTTCCCAATCTTTTCTTGAAGCTTTGTAGTCTGTATAATTTTGTACTAATTCTGAACCAAGAGGATTTAATGTTTCCTCCGGTAGTAACTCAGCTAAATTGTCAAAGTGGCTTTCGCCTTGCTCTTGGCTAAATGCTCCCGGTTCAAAATTAATTTCTACACCACCATCTTCTGTAGGTGTAATTTCCGTGTCACCCGCATCAGGCAACTCTTCTCTAATTTCTATTTGCTCTTCAATCTGTTCTTGCTGCCCAGGTATTTCAACCTTTTTGTTTGGCAGGCTTTTGTCTATTGCCATACTTTTTCTCCAATCTTACCTCTTTAACAGTATTGTAATCAATATTCAAGCCTTCTGATTGTGGTCCTGATTTAGGAGGAACTGTAGTTGTTAGTTTTTTGTAATACTTAGGATGTTTAAATACGAATGTCATTACCAATAATATGAGTACCTTTTCTTAGTTATAGGCTCATCCCTAAAGTCGTCTGGATGAGAGATTAATCCACCATCTCTGAATCTCATGATTGCTTGGGTAGTGGAGTCAACCAAGTCATCATGTTCACCGTACGGAAACGCAGCACACTCTTCAATTACTTCCTGTGCAAATTCTCTATTCTTAGGAGCAAAGATTCTACCAGATTCAAATAGAGGTGCAACTGAGTTAACTCTTGCATGTTTATCATTTCCACGATTCGGTGTAAAGTCTGCAACAGGAATTCCCATACGTCTTAACTCAAAGATCAATGGTAGTCCTGCAGCTTTAGCTTCAATTAAAACTGTTTCTGGTTTCCAATATTGATATTGTTCCATAGCAATTCTTTTTAATTCTGGAAATTCAAATCTACCTTTTAAAGAATCAATTAATATAATTGATTGTGGTGAGTCTTCATCTTCTCTAAACACACCCCACGTAGTGATTGCAGAATAATCAGCAGTTTGTTTTTTTAAGAATGCAGTATCGTAAGATTGTATAACGTGATCTAGTATTGGCATTTCATCGCTTTCCCAATCTCGCCACCACTCTCGTTTGATCAAAGCTCCTTCGTCCGAGGTTGGGTTTTGCATATACTGTGCATTCCATTTGTTTACACCTGCAGATGCTTTCACAGCTTCAAGGTCCTCGAGCTTCCAATATTCAGGCCAGACAGGTTTACCTGATGGCATGATTGCAGGAAACTCTACTATTTCCCATTTGTCTGCTTTCTCTTCTTTTTGAGATTGTAATAACATTTCAGTTAAATCTTTTTTACTCCATCTTGTCATGACCAGAATAATTCTTCCTCCTGGTTGCAAACGTTGACGTGGTCCTGAAGTATACCACTCGTAAGTTTTTTCAAATGCATTGGGTGAGTTTACGTCTTGTTCTGAATGTGGATCATCTATTATTAACAAATCAGCACCACGACCGGTCATTGCACCGCCGACACCAGCTGCGAAGTATTCTCCCTTTTCAGAAGTGTTCCAACGTCCTGCTGCCTTACTATCTTCTTGAAGTCGAGTTGGAAATAAATCTTGATACTCTTGTGAGTCAATCAAGTTTTTAGTTTTACGGCCAAAGGACACTGCTAGCTCTGCCGTGTGAGTTGCTTGAATTATCTTTAAACTCGGATCACGGCCAATCATCCACGCAGGCAAAAAATAAGATGCAAACTCAGACTTTGTATGTCTAGGTGGCATATTGATTATAAGACGAGTAAGTTCACCTTTAGCAACTCGATTAAATTTTTCTGATATAACTTTATGATGCTCACCTTCAATAAATTGTGGCCACATCCTTTTTACAAAAGATAAGAAGTCACCTCTTGCTTCTTCAGCTTTTTTATTTTCATACCCTTTTATAATATCTGCTTTCAGTCTTTCTCTAGCCTGTGCATCAGGTATTTTATTTATCTGGTCTATTGTTAGCTTCATATGGAACCAAAAAGTATTTTATAGGATAAATTATTTAAATCAAGCTATATAGGGGTATACGTTAGGATCCCTTTTGCAAAAAGGGTGATCGATAAAAATAAAAAGTTCAAATTTTCAAAACGCATTGGTACCTCTATTGGGGTGGGTCCCGCCCACATGCTCTTCTCTCTACAATTCTGGGGTGTATGCATTAGCTGCATACACCCATAAGTTTTATCTCTCTTTTAAAAAAGCAATTAGCAATTGTTTAATAACAGATGATTTAGAAACTCCCATCATCTTAGAATAATCAGTTAACTTTTGATTTAACTCTACTCCAAGATTTACTCCAAACATAGTTGCTTTAGGTTTTCCATAATCTCTACTACTATCGATTATACTTTTTTCTATAAGATTACTATCCATGGTTAACCTCGTGCCATGTTCCATCTCGCTCGACTTCAGTAATTTGATTTGCATAAATCGAACCATGCTCATCGAACATTCCAACCTCAGAACCATTAGTCCAAATCAAAATAACTTTCTTTAATCCTTTACCTTGCTTTGGGCTTTCCATTAGTTTACCTGTAATTGGTACACCAATTTGATTAGACTTTATTCGATCATTCTTTTTTAGATCTTTATAGTTTATTTTTTCCATGCTTTCTCCTTTGTTAATATGTAGGATATTATATTAATTAATATAGGTGTCAACAAAAGATTTCTGGGACTTTGTATTTTTTTTCTGGGGTGGGTCCCGCCCACATGCACTACCCACCGGGTGTTGCATTTCTGCAACACCCGATGTGTTATTTTTACAACATTAAGAAGCTTGAGCTTCTTGAACAAAGGACTTGTAAAAAACTTGTTGAATTTTATATTGAGTGTGTCTCCATGTAAATCTTGGAGATAAACGCTCAATCGAGTCCTTTGCATCTTTGTAATTTTTAGCATCTGTCATAGTTACGAAACTTTCAACAACATCAATTTCTGTATTTCCGTTGTCTTTATCTTCGCTTATTCTTAACACTAAAAATGTTGAGTGTGTATTTTCCATTTTTATTTCTCCTTTCATACTTGACAATATAGTCATGTAGGATAATATGTCAAGCAGAAAGGAAAAATAAATATGTTGAACAAAGGAACAAAATTCTTCGCCACGTGGACACCACAATATATTAATGGCGAAGAAAATCTTCATGGTCAAAGTATCTCGAGAAAAGGGCTTTGGGATGAAAAAAGTAAAATAGATGTAAATAAAAAAACAGGAAAACGTTATATAACTTTTTGGGATAGAGATAGAGAAAGATATACAACGGCAAACTCGGAAATCGTTTCAATTACTTTTAACGTTTTTCAGAAAGGAGCAAAATAATATGTTGAGAGCAATATACTTCGCATTACACTTTGCGATGATTTTTTTAGGAGTAGTGTTAGCAATTCACTTTGACTTTTGGACAGGGTTTTTTGTAACACTTACATTTACTCTTAAATGGTTTTTTATGTTTCCACATGTTGAGGGTAGAAATGAAAGATAACTATTGGGATAGTTTAGTTAATAAACATTTAGTTGGCAGAAAAATTATAAAAGTAAAATGGCTAACCAAAAAAGAAACAGATAAAATTTTTGGATGGTCGCAACAACCTTGTGAGATATACTTGGACAACGGAACTGTGTTGACTCCAAGTATGGATGATGAGGGTAATGATGCAGGAGCAAT